TTGATGAACCTCTTGAAGTTTTCAGGTTGTACATACCACTTGCCACCAACACCGCCGAGCTGGTGGCCGAAATGATAGGCAGAAATCCATTTGATCAGAGTGGGCTTGCTGACTTCAACTCCGATCTTTTTGGCTTCTTCTATCGCTCTGGTCAGCGTCCAATACTTTTTTTCTTTTTCCATTCTGACCTCGTTGTCCAGGAGGTTTCTCAGGCCTCCTGGATTTGTTTAACTAGAAAGGAACATCTTCAGCATCGTATTCTACTTTTTTCCGCGTTTCCCTGCTGCTTTCAGGGCATCCTGAGCATCCTTACAGTCGTCCCACTTATTACAGTCGTCACAGGCATCATCGGAATCACAGTCTTTGCCGAACTCCATACCTGCTGGGCATTCGTCTTCTTCTGGTTCTGGCTCAGGTTCTGGTGCTGAACGCCGCTTTCCTTTTGGTGGTGGAGGCGGTTCATCTTCCTGATCGTCCGGCTCGTCTTCAGGTTCTTCTTTTTTTGTTCGCCGCTGTTCTTTCGGAGGAGCCTTTTCAATTCTGGAAGTTCTTTTTGTTTGACGCTCTTCTGGCTCGTCTTCAGGTTCATCATCACTTGTTCCATCCAACTCAAAGAATTTCTTTTCCATGTCTTCAGGAGTCAAGATTCGAAGAGCGGCGTCAAGATCCACAGCTCCCTCCAGAACATCAGAAGACAAGTCATCTCGTTCTTCAAAGTCGATCCTAGCTATCTCCGGGAACTTGTGGCCGCCAAAAGAACCTTCAGAGAATCTGGCTTTGATCGTCAAGCCATCTTCACAGTCACCATAGAACTTGCCGTCGAAGTCGTCAGCCTGGGCCCGATCTTCATCGTCTAGCATAAGTCCGAATTGATAAGGAGAGATTTCAAACAACTGGATGCCTTTGTCTTCGTCGTCGTGATCTAACAGGTTGAAGATTTGGCGCTGTTTCGGTTTAAGGTTTTCGGCCAGTTCAGGATCAGATCCTTTTTTGATCAGGTCTTCCCTGTATTCACATATAGGGCAGCGCTTGTGCGGGCTTTGGACAGTCTTCTTGAGGCAAATGAAACGCTTGTTGTCTTCTCCTGACCCTACTTTGTGCTGCCAGTAGGTGCATTCGTGCCACAACTCGCCTATTTCCTGAAAAGGATGGTTGTCGATAGAGACAGTGTACGGGACAATGGAAAAGACGTTCTTTCCTTTTTCCCCACGACCTTTCTTGGGCTTGAAGAACTCAATGTCAGCAGGAAGGTTCTGAAGAGTATCGAGCCCTCCTCCACCACGCTCTTTCTGTTCAGCCGCCTTCCTGGCTTTGTCCCGGATAGACTCCCGAGCAGCACCACGTTTCTTTCTTTCTTCTCGTCTTGCCATAATGGTTTCCTTTTGTTGGTTGTTGGTTGAAATTAAATTGGTTCAGGCAGGATTCGATATCTGCAAATGACTCTTTTTATCATTCACTCTGATTACTGTATTTCATCAGCCATGGTGTCTATACTCTTCCGCCACTGAACCAAATTTGTTATTTGTTTCTTTTCAGTTTCTCTGCCGCCCTGGACCTGACCTGAGTCTCTGTCCGGATCCTCTTTTTGTCCAATTCCTCCTTTATGTTTCTTGGTTCTGATGGCCTGGCGAAGTAGTCTGACATTGCCAGCTTTACCAAATTTTCCAACATTGACTTTCTCTGATTGAATGCAAACACAGCAGAAGTGGCAATGTTCATTTCATATTCTGCTTCGATGAGTTCTTTCTTAGCCTCAATGTGTTTTGGATGAGTTCGGTAGAAAGCCTCAACTTTCTGAGCATTACCCAATTCTTTGTTTCCACTGGCCAGTTTGATCAAATCAGACCTAATTACTTTTACATTCTCGTAGGCCAGTGCATAATGCCTTTTGGCTTTTGCTTCTGCCTGGCTGTATTTCCCAAACAGAGAAGCTTGCCGGAGACATTCTACATCGAGTTCGTCGGCATCTATCTCAATATCAAGTTCATAGTTGTTGCTGTTCATGGCTTCTCCTTTTAAAATGGAATGTCATCATATTTCTTTTTCTTTTTGTCCAAATAAATTTTCCTGTAAATATTTTTAAACATTCAAAAAGTTGTACCCTATTGTTCTTCTGTTTTATAAGTTCGTATCCGATAAGATGGTTAAAGATTAATGCAGATTGTTTCCAAGCATTATAATTTATTGAGTCCATCGGAGATATGATATTATACCTCCTTTCATTTATGATGATAATTATGGAATAAAATTCTCGAAGTCTTTCTTGATCACAAGAATCACCCCAACTTTGCTCAAACAATTCTTTTGCTGCCCATTGTTCTCGATATTTATCTTCAATAAAATTAAAAATGTTTTGAAGCAAATCACGTTTTATCAAATAATCATAATCGGAATCTTCTCTTTCGACTTTCCAAGCCCTACTGCCAATAAATATCCCAGCAATTTTTATCTTTCTGAGTAATTCTCTTTTGGCAGATTGCTTATCTTTTTCAAAATTAAGTGACTTTGGCATAATCTACTCCATCACCGCTTCATAACAAGCCTCAATCAACTCTGCTTTCCCGTCATTGTAAAAAGGCTTTGCGAAGCAGTTCATCACCAAAAAAGCCTGTGGGTTGTCTTCTTTCAAAAGAACGGTTGAACAATATGATCTAACCATCCTCCGAACTCCTTCGTAATCCTTATCCGGCAAACCAGAAAGAATTTTGGCCACCATCTTCCAGTCTGTTTCTTTCTTCAACAACATTCTGGCCAAATCAATAGCCTGTGACTCTATTTGAGCAGATTGTTTTGCTGCCCTGAGCATTTGGTTGGCCGGAAGTTCAATTATTTTTTCCAGGATGGTCAGTGCTTCTCTAGGATGCTGCCTACTGTCTTTTCCGATCTGGTCCAATACTTCCTGTGGGATAGAGTCAACCCCAGCTGCCTTGGCCGTTTTAGAAAGCAAGACAGCCATTTGACCGCTAGTAAGAGGAGAGACTTCGTAGGAGGTACATCTTGATCGGATAGTTTTTAATATGTTTTGTGGATCAGTAGAGCAGATGAAAAAGTAAACATGTTTCGGTGGTTCTTCCAGAACTTTAAGCAGAGCGTTTTGTGGCTTGTTCTTAGGGCTGTCTCCTCCTTCACCAAACAGATGAAACTCATCAAGGATCCATCCACGATTGAACTCTTTTCCTTTTAGAGACTGGAGATTACATTTTCGGATAATGTCTCTGGCGTCTTCGATAGTCCGCTGGTTCGAACAGTTGATTTCTTTCAGATCAAACCCGGAACAACCACAAGTCTCTGCTGTAATCCTGGCTAATGTTGTTTTTCCACATCCTGATGGTCCGGTAAACAAATATGAATGCGGCCGATCTTTCTTTTTGAGAACAGATTGAAGACTTTGGATGGATGAACGATTGCCAATAAAGTCTTCAAAACAAGTGGGTCTTAGGTCTATATGAAATGGCATTTTTATCTCTTTTTAAAATTATCAATGAGGTTGCTGATATTAATCATACTTTCAGTCAATTCGGCATTTTTACTTAATAATCTTTCAATTTGTCTTTGCTGTTCATTAAGAATTTCAACAGCATAATGAATTGCTGGTTTGTCTGATGTACCAATCGTTCCATTGTGATCATTTAATTTTCCCCAACAATCATATGTAAATGTTCTCATAGTTCTCTCATTAAAATCCCTGGTTTTCTGACAGATATACTACAAGCAGGATCGAGAACCAGGGATGAATGTCAAGCGACACTGTAAGTATTTCGAAGAGTTTCCCCAAATTTCTGTTGGCGCCAGGGTCGAGTAATCTTCCCCTCAAAAGATTGACATGGCGCTTAAACGGAACCGTAATCTTTTGGCCGGTGCCGAAATTGTCTGAATCTACCTTTCTCGGCAGAATTCAGAATTAGCTGCATATCGGTTGCCTGAGGGATGGCCGGAGTTAAGTCCAATACCAGGACATAACACGATAAACCGAAGCAGCGATATTCTTGATAAATTATCATATTTATTAGTGTTGTTGGTTGAATTAAACTCTTTTTATATTA